GTTCTGAACGATCCGCTGCCCCCGCCGCGCATAAAACTCCGCGCGCTCCTGATCGAAGTCAGTTCGCACCGCATCCCAATCGCGCCCGCCCGATGACGCGACGACCGTGTAGCCGCGCGTGCGCCCGGTGTAGAGCATGTAAAGTTGATGCTGCGCATAGTAGGTCTCGTTCCATTCGCGCAGCGTCGCCTTCTCGCCCAGCTTCTGCTTAATTTTTTTGAACTTGGCGAAGTTCTTTTCGCCGACGCATTTGACCTCAAGCACATGCCACGTCGCAGGCGCCTGCTTTAGCCCCAGGATCTCACCATCGAGGTGGCCGGCAAAGTGGCCCTCGAAATCAACGACCTCAATCTGGCGGTTCGTGAGGGGATCGTTGGCAATGACGGTCAGGCCATCGACCATGCGCAGCCGCTCAACGACCAAATCCTCGGTGCGGTGACCGTCGGCAAAATTCTTGAGGGTGCCGGCGTTAAACGCCTCAGACCCCGCGTGATAAAAATGATAATAGCTTTTGCGCTCGCAGCCACCGATCATCGACATGCCGAGATAGGTGCGACCGGCCCGGCTATTCTCGCGCTTTTCCAGCGCACGGTCGGCAGCGTCGAGCGTCGGGTCGCTGATGACGATCTCGGTCATACGGCCACCATCACGCGCTGCCGGCGCCCCGACCGTCCTGGCCGCCTGCCGTCATACGCAATCTTGCCGCGCCGGTGCAGGTTGGCGAAGCGCGCGGTGACGGATGAGTAGGCAAAAATTCCGTGGCACTGCATCGCGATCTCGCGCACCTCATCCGAAATCACGCCGGCGGGATTTGATTTGATGATGTCCAGCACCAGGTTTTCCAGCGCCGTCGCGTCGATCGATTCCAGTGCGTCAAATGAAGTCGTCATATCTCTCTCCAAAGAATGAAAAAAGGGGGCGGGAAAAGGGTAAAAACCCGCCCCCAGTTGATCTACGCCCAGGGAGCGGCAGCCGCCGGTGGTGGCGACGCGGGCTGTGCCGCAGGCTGACCGGGAGACACGGTCACCTGTGGCATGGGCGCAGATGGCAAATAGTCGGTGGCGATATTCTTTGCGGGCCAATCGCCGTTGCCCTGCTCAACGCCAACCACCAAGTTAAGCTGGCGACCAAAGAGCTGATCGGTGTCGGTGACCTGACCATTGAGGCCAAGCGCCACGCCGAGCTTGTTAAATTCTTTGGTGGCGATATCGCGGGCCGTCGCGCCAGGGTGCCAGAGATTGAAGTTCATCCAGATTTTGCGACCCATCGCCAGGGTGAATTCGACTTCCAGATAATTGTTTCCGGCCTTCGATGTCTTTTCCTTGGCGCCGGTAACCGACGCAGCATAGGTGCCCTCGTCAATCAAGCCGGTGCCGGCTGACACGTTGTTTGGGTCTACTGAAACCGGTGCGGATAGTGCGCTCATTTTTTCTCTCCTGTGATAGCCGCCAGCAGTGCCGACCATTCGAGCGGCAGTTCAGCGGCGATGGGGTAACGGGATTTCGCGATAAATGCGGGCTGCGCTCCCGTGCGCAGTACCCGCTCGCCGGTTCCGACGGCACGCGTGCGTGTGCGGCCAAAGCCAGCGTCGGATTCCTTCATCATCGTGCGGTAGTCGCAGTAGCCGATAATGTCTGAATGCTCCGAAACCAGGTCGGCACTTTTCTTGTGCAACTTCAGTTCGAACCGATCGTAGGCGTCCTGATCGGGCGCCTCGTATTTTCGTATCGCCGAGTGCGCGATCATTATGACCGCCATGTTCTTCTGCTTGCGCAGCACCTCGATGCGCGCCAGCACGTCGCGCCAGAGTTCGACCGCGAACACGTAGCCCTTGCCATACCCCGGATCTTCGATCGACTTGAAGCCGTGGATGTCGCAGATTTTTTGCCAGATGATCGGCTCCAGCCAATCGAGGCTGTCGATGACGACCGTGCGAAACTCGTGATCCTCGTTGGTCAGCGTGTCGATGGCCGCAACAAACGCGTCATACGTGTCGAGCAATGGAAAGCGGTCCACGCCGATGATGCCCGCACCGTCTTCAGTGCAGAGGAATACGGCCTTCGGCGCGGATGCCGCAAAGGTCGATTTCCCGACCCCGGCGCCCCCGTAGATACAAATGCGCGGCGGTGCCATCTGCGGCCCGCGGATAATGTCAGTTAGTTTCATCGTCTCTCTCCTCTGTTGATAATCCTGCCTTCACAAACAAATCGATCAGCGTCTCCTCACGCAGGCAGTACAGGCGCGGCGAGCGGTCAGCCCGCAGCGCGATGATTGCGGCGTCATCCTGCTCAAATGCCTGGTAGAGAAATTTGAACCCGGCTGCCCCTTTCCGGCGCTTGCACTCGACCGAGTACGGGCCGAGCCAAACGTCGCCGGCGAACGCTGCGCCAAGCTGATTTTTGAAAGCGCCGGACCCGAACACGCGGCGAGACGGAACGCCGGCGTCTGCAAACGCCTGCTTGACCTCGTTCTCAAGTTCACGCCCGCGCGCCTTGTTGCGCGCGCTCATTGCTGCGCCTGCATGTAGGCGAACTGGTGATCGTCAGCCGTGACCTCGCCGCCGGTCTGGCGCATGATGTTTGCGGTAATCCGTGCGCCTGGGCGCATCCGACCGATCGCGTAGTAGTAGACGGCGGGCCGCGAGCAGCCGAACAGCTCCGCAGCGGCGGTGTACGTTAGATCGTTTTCGATGAGCCAATCGCGGAGTTGCATTACCAACCTAAAAAGTTGCGTTTAGTAAAGTTGAATAAATAGGTATCACTCCGTCAGAATGTCTGACAATATGTTTTTTGAAAAAATAATAGGTGAGACAAATGGTCAACAATCGCATAGCGGAACTGGCCGCGCGGGCCGGGATAAAAATTCCCGAACTTGCAAAACGAATCGATATGAAGGCGGCAACGCTGCGCGTGTACACGCGCCAAGAACGCGAGCCGCGCCCCGCCCTGGCGGAGAAGATCGCCGCAGCACTCGGCTGCACGGCCAACGAGGTCATGGGATTCGATATGAACGGCGGGCCACCGCCGCGCGAGGCCAGTGAAAATCAGATACCTTTATATGGCAACGCGGCGGCTGGTATCGGCGCCGACGTCACCGACGTCAGCAGTCCGGTGGAGTACATCGACCGGCACCCGGCGATGATGAGCAGCGCCAGCGGCTATGCGGTGTTCGTGATCGGCAGCAGCATGGAGCCGCGCTTCCGCGAGGGCGAGATCGTTTACTGCCGACCCGGCAAGCCGCCGCGCAAGGGCGACGACGTCGTCGTCCAGCTTGAGGATGACAAGGGCCGCACGGCGATCGTGAAAGAGTATGTGTCCGCCGATGACACTGTCATCACGTTACGACAGTTCAACCCAGAAAAAACGATCACGATTTCCCGCGAGCGCGTGATTTCCGTCCATACGGTCTGCGGAACGACAATAGTGTAATTTTTTGTAGACAAATCGCAATGTCTTAGATTACGCTTCCCTCTCGTTTTATGGAGAGGGAAAAATGCTAAGATTTTTTACTGAGCTTGTCGTCCTGTCAGCGTTTCTGGCAACAATCTATCTCACACTGATAATGACCTGCGCTTCGATCGATCGGTGCTTCGTATGAGCGCGGTCCTTCTGAGCAAGAAAGACGCGTGTCTGCGCTTGTTTGGTGCGGCGAGCAGCTATCGCTATCGCCAGCTCGAAGACCTGGCCGCTGCCGGCGAGATCAAAATGGTCGGCGACCGCTGGGTGCCGTGGTCCGAGATCCGCCGCCTTGCAGGTGACCGTGATGAGTGAGTGCGAGAAGTGTGGCGGCAATCATTTTCACCGCACCAGCAACGGCATGATCGTGCAGTGCGAGTGCATCAGCGATGCCGCCTATGACGCGGTCAATCGGCCGGCTCACTACGCGCAGGGCGACATCGAATGCATCGATGCCATCAAGTCGGCTGTCGCTGACCTGCGCGGCGTTGAGGCGTACATGACCGGCACGATCATTAAATATGTCTGGCGTTGGCGCGCAAAAAACGGCGCCGAGGATTTGCGAAAGGCGCGATGGTTTATTGATAATTTGATTGAGGAGACGCGACATGGCAAATGATCTCAACGACGCTTGGCGGTTCCGTCATTCCAAAATGATAGCCGCCCCGGCTGAAAAGTCGGAGCGGCTGAAGGTTGCGAAAGTTGATTTCGGTGGGCGGTTTGAAGACGACCCCCAAGCAGTGCGCGAGGGCCGCAAGCTGAATTTAGCGACCGGGCGAAAGCTCCTCGCTCACGGTATCGCTGCGAGCGGCCGGCGATACACTTAGCGGCTTGGTGATCTCTACCGGGCCGACCGAATTAAACAGATCAGCGGCGCGATCGGCGAAAGCCATCGCGTCGTTTTTTGTGGAAAAATCAAATGCAAGAATGCCGTCGTCGTCGTCTTCGATCGTGACGTCCCAGCAATCGTCTTCGTGGTGTACGTTTATTGCGATCATAAAAAACTCCCTCTCCTGCCGATGATAAAACCAGACGGAGAGGGAGTTGAAAACAATTATCGTTGATCAAATTGATCAGCAAATTGATCAGCAAATTGATCAGCAAATTGATCAGCAAATTGATCAGCAAATTGATCAGTATTTTTTATTCCATCAAAAATCCGTTTGCCACGCGCGAGGACATGCACGCAGACATAGCCGCTACGCGCGTGTCGATGGCGCGGTAGCCGTCCGAACCCGGATGGTTGGCATCGCGCAGCACAACAAAAAAAGCGGTCGTCAATCGCTCCATCGACAAAATTGACTGTCTGGTCGGCTTGATGATCTTCGTGCGCCCGTCGTCGTCGTCTGTGTCGATGATCATAAATCCGCCATCCACGGCCTCTTTTAGGATGCGGCCAAACGTGGCCTCGCCGACGCCCCTGCTCGACGCCAAAAGATCATGCCGCGCAGGCCAGTAACCGGCATACCAATCGTGCATCAGGCTAGCGAATATTGAGCGCCGAGCGCTATTCGCGAACCAGAATTTGATCGGCGGTTCGGCCGCCGGGCTGGCAACAGCGTCCGCGAACCAAACGCGCGCCTTGCAGTACGCGGCCATCGTTTCTCGATACTCTGTAAATTCGGCATACTGCTCGACTGGTGCTTGCGTGATTAACGTGCCGACATTGCTGACGTCTAGCGTTGTGACTGGTATTTTTTTCGCCATTTTTTCTCTCCCTAACTAAATGCTTTAGACATCATCTTCGCCAGCGCCTCGTCGCGCCGGGGATCGTCCCGCCAATGCGCGTACTGCTTTCTGGTGAAATCAATCGACTTGTGACCTATAAATTGCGTGATCTGCGCGTCGGTCAAATTTGTTTCGAAAAGTAAAACACTCGCGTAGTAGTGACGCAAGTCGTGCCACCTGATCCTCGGTATCCTGGCACGGTCACAGGCCGGATGAAGACCGCGCTTCCGCCAGTTCCCACCGTCGGCCAGATGGCCCTCGGTCGTGGGAAACACAAGCCCCTTGTTTGGCATAATAGCGCGCTGCTTGAGCGGCTGCGCGATCTTCCACTTGCGCAGATCCGCAACAAGGTGATCTGGTAACGCGATTGACCTGATGCCGGCCTTTGTTTTTACCGTCTTCATTTGTCCGTGACGGGCATTGTTTCGTATGTGATATGCGGAACCATCGAGGTCGAGATCACCCCAGCCGGTCGCGATTTGCTCACCGCAACGCGCGCCAGTGTACGCCGCAAATTTGATGCGCAGCGCGTACTCGCCCGCGTTGTCGATAATCGCTTGGATGTCGGCCTTGCTGATGCGTGGCGATCCCTCGAATTTTATTTCCCTCTTGGGTAAATCGACGTTTTTACCGCTGCACGGGTTTGCACGCGTGAGGTTGTTTTTGACCGCGAACTTGAGCAATTGGCGAAGCGTGTCAAAACGATTGAGGCCGGTGCTATGCGCTTGCCGAAAAATTACCGGAATGATTTCGGCTTCAATGTACGCGGTGGTGACGTCCATGACCTTGCGGTCACGCAAGCCAGGCACGTTATTGAACATAAACTGCGTGTTGCGCCGATGCGTTTGAGTCTTCTCTTCGCTGCTATCTATTTTCGTGCGCACGTTATCGATGAATAACTGCGCCACATCAACCGTGCGTGGGTTGGTCGTGCGCGGGATGTACTCTTTGTTTTGCGCATCTGCGAGCGCCTGATCACGGACATCCTGTGCCTCTTCAAGGGTGTTAAAAATCTCGCGGCCACCGCCGATTGAGCGTAGGTCAAGGACAAAAGTTTCGCTCATGTCCTGACGCCACCGCCGCCGTTTCGTGATGTTGTCTAGTTTCTTTTTCATGTCTCTCTCTCCTAAATGCAGCGGTGCTGACGGCACCGCTCGCGGTAATGGTCAACTGCCTGATCAAATGTGTCGTGCAGCGCGGTCCATAGCTCCTGACCGTCGTCGCGCAGGTAGGACGTTGCAAACGGCCAGCGCGGCGATTGATGGTCGCGGCGCAGGGCGATGACTGCCTGGTCGCGGCGAGTGGGGCGGGAGGCGATGATGTCGTAGTTCATGTTTTCTCTCTCTCCTTATATCAGGTCACTCTTCGTCATCTTATATATTCATTATTAATGACGTTTAACAGACTAAATATAACCAAATGACCTTCTGTTTAATTTCGGGAAATTTTAAATGGCAGCAAAACGCAAAAAACCCCCCGATCCTGAGATCGAGGGGTTCTAAAAACACCGCTAAGTGCTTGATATTAAATGGTGCGCCCACCAGGACTTGAACCTGGGACCCACTGATTAAAAGAGCGTGTAAGCCCCGCTCAAATCTCATTTAAAATCAAAGGTTTAGCGGTTTAACCCGTTGATCAAAAGACAAAGATTTTTATATAGGGGATTTGTAAAACTGACAAGGGAATAATTTGCATGAATATTTTGGCAATGGCCGTCCCTATTCAATGGGTCACGCAAACCGTCACAAATTGTCGATCGGCGGCACGATGTGAACGTCTCGCGTGTCAAAATTCACGTACGCCGTGCGCACGCCCAGAAGTTTTTGCAACGCTGAACGCGGGCGGTGGATTCGCGAGGCAACCTTTCGCCCGGTGCTGACGCGGCTTGCGTCCTGCTTGCTGTCGAGCAACAGGATCTCGCCGTCGTCGTTATACGCAACGCAATCCACCGGACCCTGGCCGGCCAGCGGACGCAGCACATAATAGCCCTGCCGCAGCAGCCACTCGGTGAGGATCGTCTCGCAGATTTGACCTTGCTGCTGCCGGAAATCAGGCAGCGTAGATTCCCAACCTGATGCGATCGGCGATACGGTCGGCGCGCTTGCCAACTTGGTCGGCCCATCGTGACGACAGTGCCTCGTCAGCCGCGGCTGAATAATCCTCTGCCGCCAGCGAGGAAAGCATCAAGCGAAATTTAGCGAGGTTGCCCGGCCCCATGTTGAAGCACATCTCGATCAGCGCCTCGCGGCGGACCTGGTCGAGCAGTGACCACGTAGCATCTCCGACCACGCGTTGCGCGGCTAACTCGAAACGCGCCAGATCATTTGCCAGCAGCATTTCGGCTTCCGCTTCGGTGATGCCGGTGCCAGGTTCGTCGGCATCGACGCACCTGCCAAAGCCGATCGTTAGCCGATTTGTGGGGCAACGGTATGCGGTCGCGCTAAAGCCTTCGCCGAGCTTGATGCTGTTGATCAGGTTGGCGCTAATCACTTGCCTACCCCCTTGGTACGCTCCCAGCTTCGCAGCCCGCCAAGTCCTAACATGCCCAAAAGTATCGGCATCATCTGGCTCATATCCAGCGCCGGCAGATCAACCAGGTGGCCGGTCTGCGCCAGCACGAACGACGCCATTGGTTGGAATAAATATGTCCATGCGAGGGACGAGGCGCACGTCCACCCGGTAAGCGGGCGCCAGGACGACTGAAACCAGTTGCCCCGCGCCTCTTCCTTGTTCACGTCAATCTGCGCGAGATCCACCTTGGCGAGGTGTTCTGTGAGCTGCGCCTTGATCGCGCGTTCCGCCTTCGCCCGCTCCTCCGCATCTTCCGGCAGGAACCTGCCGACGATGTCGGTGACCGCAGGGAGAACGGCGCCGATTAATCCAATCATTTTGCAACCCTTTCGCTCGACACAGGAGGATGGACACCATTATGGAGTTTGCGGAGAGACGCCGTTTCGGCTTTCAGATACTCGATATCCGTTTGCATCACAGCAGCGGCCCGATGCTCGCGGCGCAGGTTCTCCGGCGATGACATTTGTGCCAATATATTTATGCGCTGCTCTTGCTTTTCCGTGCGGGTATCCAACGCATCGATGCGGCGATCCAAGCCGCGAAGCCTGACCTCGGTATCGGCGAGTTGATCGATGACAGTAGCCAATTTCTGGCGGACGATAGCCGCTGCGCTTACTACGGATACCAGCATACCCGCCGCGGTCAGGATCATGCGAGCATCTAGCTCCATTTACGTTTGGCCCACTCATATATTCGAATGCATGTCCAGATGATGGACAACAGCGCAGCCAAGGCAGGTAGCCAATCGATCAGCGCGGCCCAGGCGACGAACAAGCTGGAAACGTCAACGGCGGTCTTCATATGGTCAGTCATTCAATCGAGCCTCATCCCCACGCGGCGTGACGAACTCCCAACCATCTCCCATCCACACCAGGCACACCATGCCGTCGTTTTTGGGCGGGCTGAACGTGAGCATGAACGCGCCGGTTGCTGTAACCGACAGTTTGATCAGCCCCTCAGTCGTCAGCCCGTACCCGCGCAGTGTGTCGCGCGGTTGGATTAGGTCAGCCTGTTCCGGCTTGAAACACGGAAGATCGTGCGCGTGTGGGCTGCGCACAAAAAAGGCTGTCAGAATGACAGCCATCAAGAAAACTATGGTCGCCCGAGTGGTCATAACTCAGGCCAGTCCGGGTTAGCCGGATCATCTGTTTTATATTTAAATCTCAAGCTAACTACTCAGGCTTCGTAGGCCAAGCGGGGCTAGCTGGGTCGGTTGTGTTTGCCGGAAGGTCACGAAGAGCTTGACGATAAGCTGTCTGTGCGTCTGTCATTGTGCGGTCTGACGCAGCCATCCAATCTGTTTCCGCTAAAAGTTCGTTACGCTCAAAGCGCAAACTTTCCAACTGACCGGACAGACGTTCTGCGATTTCCTCGTCAGTCATCGTGCGAACCTGCTCAACCTTAGTGACTGTGTTGTCGACCACCGTGACTGTGTCCGGTGTCTTCACCTCATTGGCACCAGCCGTCACATTGGTTTCAACTACAGGATACCAACCAAGTGATAGCAAAGTTGCATCGTCAGCCATCCGAAGACCACTGACATTCTTCCAGTTCTTAGGTAACCCACCGATGCGAGTTACACTACCATTTTCAACAAGTGCGTACATTATGTTTCCCCTTTAAGGTATATAATCAAAATTACTGGAAGGAGTGAAGTTGCCCGTGTAACGCGCTATGTTTGAGACTTTAAACTCATCATAGTATCCGGGTAGTACATTGTTGTATGGCCACTCCAGCGTAGTATTTGTCCTGTTCCCAATGACTATGTATGGGTCACCAGAAGAAAAGAAATCAACGCCCGTTGCATTATAAATATTCGAGGCGGCCACACCGTTATGGTACAAATTCACGTAGTTACCGTACCTAACCAGGGCCACATGGGACCACGTGTTTACGGTTAGCCAGTTAGTGAAAATGAAGACGTGAGTATTATACCTGTTGGCAATATTCGCTTTTGCGCGCGTAGAATTTTCGTACAAAACTGATATGTTCTGGCCCGCTGCAAAATTTCCTGCAAAGTTATACAGCTCAAACATCCAGTCATTACTTGCAGTCGCAGTTGGCCGAAGCCAACACTCAATCGTAAAATCACCCGTACCAAAATTAAAAGCCGAACTAGCTGACACCACCAAACCGTCAGAACTAGAATCCATAAGGAAGGATGATGCTCCCATTTTGAACTGTTCTGTTTGATGATCTACTGTTCCTCTAGGCTGCAAGATTGTATGGCCATAGCTACTTAAATCCTCAAACGTGGTACTTCCGTCTGTTGTATCTGAGCGAATAAGTAGGACCGTATTTTCATCTGTAGCCGCCCCGCCTTGGCCTGCCGCTGCCATCATAAGTTTACTAGCATTACTCATTAGCCCATCTCCTGACCAGACACGAAGCCATACCAAGTCGTGCCAGCGTCCAGTGTATAAAACACCAGAACGTCAATACCAGCCGCCGTTAGCGTTGGTGCAGTTGCAGCGGGCCAGTCCACACTAGCGGGCCATGCGACTGTTTGTGAACCGCCGTTGGTGAGCGTTAGTGTAAAGGCGCAAAGGTTGCCAGTTGGTGAAGGATTGCTGAACGTGAAGGTATTTGCAGACGTATCGACCGTTGCTGAGACTGAGTTGCCAAGGGTTAGGTCAATGTCTTGTGTGCCGCCGCCTGTTGAGCCGATGGCGTTATTGACTTCACCGTAGTCTTGCAGCAGAGGGCGACTGGCAATATTATCTGCAAAACTCTGAGTACCCGTAAAGGTATTAGCCCCCAATGCAGCAGCACTTATATTTGATCTAGCTCCAGCGGCATCGCTTGCACCAGTTCCCCCATCAGCTACCGCGAGGTCCGTTATGCCGGTGATTGAACCGCCGTCGATGTTGATGCTTGAGAGGGCTACCGTGCCGGCGACCACGTCTGCGGTATGTGCCATCAACTCTCGGATCGCGTTATTGATGCCAGACGGCGGGCATCCCTCATCAATGTTCACGTCATCGACCACGGTGTTACTGGCCGGTGTGGCCGAGTATTCGTTCCAGTTTGCTTTAGCCATTTTTCCTCACAAAAAAACCCGCCAGCGGCGGGTTGTGGTGGTGGTGTCCGGGTTAGTTAAAAGTCGAGCAGGCCGCCTGCGGTGCCGATAGACGCAGCCCCTCCGGTCATTCGCATTTTACTGCGAAGGGCGGCACCCAAGCGCGCCATTGAAGAGTCTGTTGCCTCTTCCATCAGGTCGGCGGCAAGGCGAGGGTCTTGCATCGCGTCAATCAACAATTCACGCACCCTCGATTCTGGCCCAAGCCCGTATAGAAATCCCAACTTATCGCCGACGACTCTGGCGAACGAACTGTTGGGATTACTAAGCATCCGCCCCATCACATTGCCAACCGTCAGATTCTTTGCCGTTTCTGATCCTGGCACCTTGATGAAGGGGGCCGTGGGCGCGGTGCTACGGTTTAGGTCTGTCATAACATTATTAAGTTGGCGGGTCTGACTTTGCGAAAGAACACCGTCAGGGACACCCACCATCTGACTTTTCATCTTTGCTTGGCTCAAGACATTTTGTCCGGTCAGAACATCAGGGCCAGCTTGCTCGCTCTTGCGGCGAAGCTCTTGCAACATTTTCATCTGATCAATCGGCCGGCTCATTTTCACATAGCTGTTCATATATT